AGAGTTCACCATAACAGGTTTTGGTAACTTTAACCTATCACAGAATGCGCGCAGGTCTTTAACAGCCAAGTTCTGGCTTTCGTAATCCTTACCTACACCACAATCTAAATCTAAAAAGAAAGAACTAAGGCTCTTTACGTTTGGTACTTTTCTGGATTCACCTGTCTCAAACGTGGCTAATCCGAAATATGTATCGTACCCTTGTTCATCTAACTTACTAGCACTATCAATGACAGCATCAACAGAGTTGTAGAACTTTTGTATTCTACGGTCTTTACCTAGTGCTAATACACAGTAAAAACCATCTCCTAATACCCTTTGCAAAAATTGTTTCGTTTCCATAATCCCACCCATATTTGGTGTGCCGAAGACACCACGACAGAGTACGGCACGTTACTCGTTTCGGCAAGCCTAGTCGTGGTGGAGTGCTACCTCTAGAGCAGCAGGCAATAGTGACTAGTCATCCCAGTCATCAACGATAGCACTCAAGTCGTCATCAGCCGCTTTGGGTGGAGGCGCGGACTTGTTAACAACTTTCTTTGGCTCTGGGACAGTTTCCTCTTTGGTAGGTGCTTCTGCTACAAAAGGATTGTCCGCATTTATAGTAAACCCTTCAACTGCTTCAAAAGGATTTCTTTCTTCAACAGGTACATGCTTAATAACCTGTACACCTTTTAACCGCAAAGATATGCTCTGCTTACCATTCATGTTATAGGGTATAAACTGTACAGCAATATTTACTGTGCTACCTGTAGTCAATAAGAAGTCATCAGGTAGTTTCGTACCTTGTGCATCAACTTGAAGAGGCTTCTTTGTTGCCTCATTTTTGTATGCACCTTTTAAGGTAGATTTATGTGTAAACATACCATTGTCATCTTTTACAAATGGGCGTTCTAGTTTTTCAACCCACTTATCTTTACGATTAGCTTGGTATGATTTAGCCATTTCAGTATAAAGACTTTTAGCAGTATCGTTATCCATACGGAATTGTATAGAATATTCTGCATTAACATCTTTAGGGTCACATGGCATAGACCGACCCTCATTACTATCAAAATGATAGGTACGATTTACTTTAGGCCATAAGGCTTCTACATTTTTTATAATATATGTTTGCATTTTGTTCGCTTCTCCTTCCGCAAGTTATATATCTTCGTCTAGATCATCTAGACTTGGTAGTTCATCAACAAGGTCATCTTTATTACTAGATGTATCCTCACTGGTGACTTTAGTTAGTGCATTGGCTACATCTCCAACACGAAACCTATAAGTTTTACCTATTTTAAAATAAGCATCTTCTGGTATGTGCTTTTGACGTACCCATGCACGGACAGTAGATATAGAAACACTAAAGTGCTTGGCTACATCTTCTATTGGTACAAAGGGTTCGTTCATCTTTTCCTCACAGATATTGATGTTTCCTGACTTATCTCAAGTCCATCAGGAACTTTTTCGGGGTTATCTTCCAAAAAATCCTTCATATTAGTCTGGTTTATACGTTTATCTAGCAACTCTGGTACATTATTTTCTTTTATAAAAGTGTGCATAGCATCCCAGTCGCTTGCCCAATACTTCGTTTTATTAGACGTAAAGAATAATCCTTCGGAACTTTTAACGCTTTGAACATTGTGCCTCTCGCAATGTGCTAGCATAGCCTGTTTAACACGGTCTAGTTGTTGCTGTAGTTTATCGTCTTCTTTTTTAAATTCAGCAGTCAATAAAGATCGTTTTGCTCGTATCTTTAAGAATGTCTTAGTTAGTTTATCAGGGGTTATATCTTCACCCATTTTTCTCTCCTTTTCCTATCAGAATATTACATATAGTGACTAAAAATGTATTAGTCAAGTATTTCTTTGTAAAGATCAGTAAGTTTTGCGTGTACGTTTATTCTTTTATCTAATAACTTGTAAACGTGTCTTTCTGCGTCAGAACCTTGCAGTTGCACAACTGTACATTTATGGTTCTGTCCTGACCTATGCACTCTGGCGTTTGCCTGATCGTAGGTTTCTAACGAACTTGTAGGCCCCCACCATACGATTGTATTAGCGGCTGTTAACGTGACACCATGTGATGCTGCTTGTGGTTGTATCACGAGTACATGTGGATCAGGACTTTCTTGGAACTGTTTAAATATGCTAGTCCTCTTATGTGCAGGTACATCACCCCTTATAATCTCAGTTGTTATACCCTCTGCCCTTAATTTATCTGTTAATATATTTATAACGTGGGTAAAGGGTACGAATATTAACACCTTTTGGCTTGATTCATCTATGACTTCTCGTAAAACTTTGTATCTATTTTTAATATCAAACTCTAAAACTTCTCCCTCATCTGTGTATACAGCTCCTGCTGATATCTGTAATAACTTGTTAAGACTTACAGCCGCGTTTATAGCGGTAATCTGTTCACCTGTTATATCCATGACAAGTTTAGTCTTTAGTTGTTTATAGTATTTCTTTTGTTGTACTGTTAATTCTACTTGCCGTTTTAAATACACCATTGGGGGTAAGTCTAGACACTCATCTTTTGTAAATCTAATAGCAGGTTGTAAGGCGTTAAACACAGTAGCTGTAGCTGTGGGTTTAATTTTCCATGTAAATTGAGAAACTTTAAACATAACTTGGTCTTTAAAAGCACCAAAAAATCTTGGTACTCTATTCGGGTTAACAAGTTTGGCTAACCCATACGCATCCGTAGGGTCTTGTGCGGCAGGTGTGCCTGTCATTAACCATAACCAAGTATCATCATTAATTAATTGCTTTAAGTTCTTCCAACGTGTAGTCCGTGCGTTCTTATAATGGGTAGCTTCGTCAACTACTATAAGGTCAAACCCACCTTCTTTAAGTTCATCTAGTACTATACCTATACCATCATAGTTTATAATGACATACTCAGAACCTTCTTCTATTATCTTTTTCCTCTTGTCTGCTGAACCATGAGCCACCGTTACCGTTCTATGTGTAGCAAACGTAAACAAGTCATCACGCCATGCGCTATCCATAATCGAGAGCGGGCATATTACTAATACACGATTTATATATCCTTCGTTTAACAGATAGTCCGATGCCCATATAGCACTTGCTGTCTTACCTGTTCCTTGTTCATTGAAGCAGAAACTTCTTTTATTCATCGTCATAAATGAAGCCGTAGATATTTGGTGGTCGAAAGGTTTATACCTACCTGTCCATTGATATTGCCCCTCGATAGGGGAAGGTACTTTTATATCCAGTTCGTTAAGGCTCACTGCTTCATCAAGCCCCCACTTTACAACGACTTGGTTATCCCCCACAGTTTTACTTTTGGGTATATTAGCAACAACTTTGTTTGGGTCACGTAGTTTTAGTAATAAAGCCTTGTTGTCTATTATTTGCATTTATCTCTCCACTCATTTTTTCTTTCCCTTTTTCTGACCATTTCTAGCACGGTTCTTTGAAGGGCTTTCTAGTCTGGTTCCATCTTTGTTAGAACCACCTTTACTTAACATTTTCTTATGACTTATATCTTTACCTTTACGATTTATACCTTTCTTGTCATAAGCACGTCTGGCACGTTGGCGTTCCATTCTATCAGGATGTTCACCACGTTCTTTCTGTTTCTGGTATTCTCTCTTGTAAGGTCTAGGCGATTTTGTATATGGCATTTAATTACTCCCATTATATACACATTCAATAACTGCACAGTGTCTTTTACATAGTCCACTTGGTCGTGCATTCCAAATATCGTTTTCGTATGCAACCTCCATACGTTTATAACTTGATACCCATTTATCCCACAATGAAGGTAGCATGTCATCACTATATTTTTGTTTTATGAATTTTTTAGCAACTACGAACATCAGAGCCGCGTTTACCTGTTTAACTTCTGGAAAGTATTTGAACGTAGCCATAGCCATAAGCTCCAGTTGGCTCTTGTCAGCATATTGGGCAGACTTACCTGTTTTGTAGTCTACCACCCATGCCTTGTCGTCATCTACAATAACTAGGTCAGCAATCCCACGCCACCAAACATCTTCAGCTTTAAAGTCACAAACTTTAAAATCAGCTGTCAGACCCATCTTTATTTCTGTAAACTTCTTACCACGTCTTCTACTAAGTGACTCCAGGGGACCTTTCAAGTAAGTAAACTTATCTGGTATTGGCTTCCCATCACGTATGTATTCTTCAGCAACAAGATGAGCCTCCGTACCATAACGCATAGCTTCAGTCTCAGTCTCCTTGTGGTCTTTAGCTATCTTCATATGGTAGAACTGCTTGGGGCATTGTTCAAATGCCTTAATTCTACTAAATGACCAAGGGGTTATGCTCATAAAGGGTTTTTCTTATCTTTTATGTTCACAACTTTATCGTTTCCACCCTTATCATAATCTTCGCTTCTGTATGGTGGAACACCTTCTGGTAACTCCTCACCTGACTTTAAATCCCATAGGTTGTGTTTTTCTACGTGACTTTTAAGTTTTTTACTTTGCCCTGTTAGGGAAAATGATTCTAATTTGTCAACAGTGTCCTCTACATATGGAACTACTTTTTCCACCCAATTTATACGTGAATGGTA